CTAAGGCTGGGCTATTTCATCAATCAAACCAAAATCTAGTGCGTCCTGTGCTGTAATAAAATGCTTTTCATTACCTAGGCTCTCAAACCAATACTTAGGAATTTGCTTAAAATGCATCCAGAACGAGCGCGTGCGCATACTCTCTTGTGTCTTTTGGCTATCTATTTTATTATCAACACTGATGTCATTTTGTAGCATTAACAAAGCCTCTTGATAGGCTGTACGAACGCCCGTTCCACTCGATAAGATCATAACACCCGAATAGTGGCAACCGCCCATAGCGTAGGTGTTCACCGGCGCTGCAATCGTGCGCATCACGTCAATGATCGCAAACACATCATTCAGGTCATGGTAGCCGCCAGTGGTTCGAATGTATAAGTCTATCGGTGTAACACCATCCGATTCATTTAACGCTAACAGACTACCAACTACCTGCTTTGTACTGTTCGCATTGATATCGCTCGTTAGCAATATCTTACGTGAATCAAGCAAGACATCATCCAATCCTCGATGCGGATTTAGATTACCAGACTCTGCCAGTAACCTTAGAAAGTAAGTCGCATCATACTGATTAGCATTAGTCATACTGCGAGTCTTCGATGATTGATACGGGAGCATACCAGTCTCATACTTAGCCTCAAATACTACCAACAAAAGTAAAATAACTAACACCGCTAGAACTCCATTCGTTAGATAGTTTCTGAGTTTTTTCTTTAACATATTATAAATCACTTACCTCACAAATAAGATATAGACCCTACAATGTAGGATCATCTTGTAAACGAATTTTTTCTACCATAATAAGATTAGTGTAAAATAATAACGTATCATTATACTAGTCGATCTCATATGGGAAAATTACGCCGCTAGGAAAATACTATGCACACGCCTGGTTGCCGTAGTATTGCATTAAGCCACTTAGCGCAGGCAATCATGAAGAGCAGGTGTAACCATACATGTATACTCGCACTCTTTTAAATAAACAATTTTACTTACTGCAGACTGCGACCATCACTTTACATCCGTTATTTCGACTAGTTTTTAACCTACAAGCGTCCTTTTATACACTTTTACGACCTACATAATGTAGACTAATAAGATGCCCTTCCTGAATTATTACATAAATTTTACTAAAGGCACAGCCATACATTCCTAAAATGCTACCCTGCTTGCACCCATTGATACAGGACGACGACGGTTCACTGCATGCGTTGGGTGCGTTCACAACCAAAAAAAGCAAGGTGCCTACCTAGCAGCATCAAGCCAGATGCATCTATTTTGAAGTGAATACACCTAACCAGCAGACTGATTCAAAATTCAGCGAACCCAGACTTGCTATTCACTAGCAACCGACCGAAACTTATCATTGTTCTTTGAAAGAACCTCCGCATAAGCGGACCAAGTTCTTTCCGTATGATCCAGAAATTAGTATCGCACAGTTCCTAATTCCTAATTCCCATCTTTTAATTCCTAATTAATTTTCGGGGGGGTGTCACGGATTCGACCTTGTGTCGTAATACGAGGCTGCATGTCGGAGATAATGGAGGCTCCGTATCAATCCATTACAAATAATAATTGGCGAAGAACAATTCGCTCTTGCTGCTTAAAGCGGCAACGTTTCACCCTAGACACCTGCTAAGGGAGTGAGGCGTCGACTAGCAGGCATAACTGATAATCTGGCTTCCGCTTATCAGTTGTATTTAGGAAGCCTGGAAACCAGATAGCTCGCATTTAGGCGATCTGGCGACGACAATAAATTGAAAGCTAAGCATGTAGATGCCACGTATGAAAGCACGAGGGACGCGGGTTCGACTCCCGCCACCTCCACCACTTATAGTCGACATTTGTCAGGATTTGCCAATACTAATTGGCAAATCCTAGATAGACATGGCAAATAATCGATTCAAAATAACTAAGTTCACAAACCCAAGCGGCCAGGATGTCTGGCGGCTTTCTGGAACGCTTAATGGTAAGCGTATCCGTAAAAATTTCTCGACTCGTGAGGATGCTGTTGATGAACGTCAGCATCTCGATATCGAGCACCTTAACAATGAGTCAGACGGCCAGACCGTCTGGACGACTTTGACACATGACCAGAACCGCGACGCGATTGCGGCCACGTCTCTCTTGAAGCATTCGAAGTCGTCGAAATCGCTCTCCTTTGCGGTCGATTACTTCCTGCAACATTACAAGGAAGCGGCGGAATCGATGACCTTAGAGGCGGCGATCCGAGAATACACTGACGAGAGATCCAAGGACGCCGAGCGCGGCCTACTCTCTCACCGCCAGGAACGGGCGATCAAGATCGAGATGAAGAAGCTTCAGGGTTACTTCGCCGAACGAGTTGTGGGCGAAATCCGTCCTGATGAAATCCGCGAATATCTGGACAAGCCTCTTGGCCGATCGAAGGCGGTACCGACTCTCAAGACCTGGAACAACCGCCGGGGCTACTTGAGCACCTTCTTCAAATACTGCCTCTCGAAAAAGTATGTGGCCGAGAATGTCATCCTCGAAGTGCCGAAGTTCAAAGTGAAGAAGGCGCGTGGCACGGCGGATACGCTGAGCGCAGAAGAAACGGCTGACTTCATGAAGTGGCTTGAGAACTACAAAGGACCGGAGAACAAAGACGGCACGTTCTGGGGGAAGCCTGGCTGCATGGTGCCCTACTACGCGCTGACCTTGTTCGCGGGGATCCGCCCCGACTGGAAAGATGGCGAAATCAAAAAGCTACAAGAAAAGGATTTTCGTTTTGATACGGATGTGATCTTGATCGAGCCCGAGGCCTCGAAGGTGAACGAAAAACGCACGGTGAAGATTCAGCCCAACCTAAAGAAGTGGCTGGAGAAATACCCGATGGATGAGTTTCCGATCATTCCGCCCCGCCGCTTTCGCGATCTGTGGGTGGACGTGCGCAAGGAACGCAAGCTCACGCATGATGTGATGCGCCACACGTTCATTTCAATGACCGTGGGTGCCTTCCGCTCGGTGGGTGATGCTTCGCTGCAAGCGGGCAATTCTGAGGCCGTGATCCGCAAACATTACCTCGACCTGAAAAGCGTCGAGGAAGCGGACACGTTTTGGGCGATCGTGCCTAAAGGTAAGAAGCTGCCTGATATGGAAAAGAAGGATGGGCGGTATGTGCTTGTCGAAAGCTGAACAGCAAAATACTGTTTGAGAATGAAAGCACTGCGAATCTCATTAGCGATAGCCATATCGCTTTACAGCTGCGCATACGGATTCAATGATCAAGATGCGGACGGACTTTCCGACGAATTAGAGATCGAATATGGCTTAGACCCTACAAAGAGCAGCTACTTCCCCGACAGCGACGGAGATGGCTTTGCAGACCACATTGAACTCTTTTACAAAAGCGACCCCAGTAATAGGATTAGCCATCCTCCGTTTGGGACGCCATTTGGAATAACTGGCATCAACCCTTCAGATTATTGGAACACAGTTGACATGTGGGCGCAGGGAGGGAACAGCGGCTCATGGATTCTACTTTTGGGAGATGGGAGTGTTGTTACAGATATTACCCACTATACTCCAATTCGGCCTATCGTTAAAGTAGCTGGTCCAGATCCATGGGTCTCCCCGAATGCTTATTTTGGAATTCAGGCTGACGGTAAGTTATTTCCACTGGGTGCATCTCGTGATTCTATGCTCGAATCGATAACCCGACTTCCATATCGATTGCCAATAGAACCAGATGATCAAGTTATTTCACTAGGGCATCGCTATGGATTTGCTCTTGCAAATCGCTATACCAATAAAATTCAGGTTTTTTCTTTTGATAGCAATCCTGGTAATATCGACCTCTTACATATATTTAGTGCACCAGAAACAACGGTTCTTCAAGCTGACGAACAGTGGCTTCTCGCCAGAAATAGCGATGGTAACGTCTTCCTACTCGACAATGGCGGACAACTTAAACGATTCGATATAGACATGTCTTGGGCTACGCATGTTTATATAAGCCGTAGCGACCTAATCGCCATTTCAGGTTCAGGTAGAGTTTTGCGCCTACCAGCCTGGGAGGACTTTTTAAATGACAATCTAGAACAAGATTACCCCGAGAAAAACGAATTGGAGACAACACCTTTTTCTACAATTCCTGACTACAATTTCGAGTTTGCTGCAGTCCGAACTTACGGCGACGACATTATCGCCGTGCTCATAGAGGGGGCATGGATATTCCGCCTACAGCCAGGCTCAGACTGGCAGAATATAGGACGTTTTAACTTCACCGGAATACTAGACGCCGCGACGACAGAGATTAATTTCACCGATTCGCAAGCGATCCTAAGCTACTTCGATCCTAATTCAGGAAATAACGGATCAATGAAATTTAGAACTGTGTCTTTGGTGAGCATTGGGCTCGTTGATAATTCATCACCGGCAACGTCCGTCCCCTCAGAGTTTGTGGAGCTAAGTCAACTCTCCCAGGCAAGACGCCTTGTGGGTAATCATGATGACATAATTTTTGAAAATTATGAGTGGCAGAATGACGCCGAGTATCAAAGCGTCTTTGGTGGAAATGGCGACATACCTTACTCACCAAACGGGTTGATTTTATACTCCCCTTCTGGCTGGGGACTATCCATTGGCAATGATTATGACGATACAGGCATATCTGATGCATGGGAAGCTGTGTATAGTAGCCACCCATTAGGGTATGGCATTCAGGGCACTGATCTCGATTCAGACGGCGATGGAATTGAAGATGCTATTGAGAGCATTATAGGGTTAGACTTCGAATCAACTGATTCAAACGGCGACGGGATTCCTGACAAGGTTGATTTCTTCCAAAATTTCCCAAGATACTTCGGTTCGCCAGAACAGCTTAACCCCTACCTACGGGCATCGTTGCTGAGCGACACTTTTTTGACATCCGAAACAGCCGAAATAGCCGGCTTCATTAATGAATCTGAAGCCATTACTACCACTATTATTCAGCCAGATATTAGTCTAGGAGCTAATACGATTTTCATGGAATGGTCGGTCATGGAAAGTGATGACCTCATGAATTGGGAACAAACTGACAGTTTTATCATCGAGAAAGAGCTTTCCAATGGAAAACAGTTTTTTCGCGTCTTGATGAGCGAGTAGTTCTACTTCGTAAGCTCTTTCCGGATCCGCACGATCAAATAGACCAGTGTTGCCAACCCGACGAGAATCCCGACTGCCGCGTTGACACCGTCCAGGATGGCGGTGGCACCGGTTCCGGCGGTGCCTAGAATCGCGGGGCGTAGATCGATGATTTGTTCGTAGATGCGGCGCATGGCTTGGATGACTGATGATTGATTAATGATGACTGATAGGCTCATCGCGGCCTGAGCGATCTAGGCCGGAGGCCGTAGCCCCGTAGAGGGTGTTTGAGCTTGGAAGTGAAAGGTTTGAATTGTCTGAAGGTTGTTGGCTCAACCCCACATCCCACTTCTTAGCAAAAACTGAAATTTGGAAATTTTGAAAAGCTGGAATCTAGGTTTCCAGATTGATGGGTTCTTTGGTCGGCGTGGCGTAGCGCTGTAGTAGTTTGTGGATTTCCTGCTCCACTCTGAGGGCGTGCTGCTGATCTTTGAGGGTCTTCGTCAAGCTGGCATCGATCTTAGAACCATGGGGCGTTTGATCGAGGATGTCGCGGAAGGTGTCGATGCCCTGCACCAGGCTGGCACTGACTTTCTCGGCGGTCCGCTTACGCTTGCCCAACCAGACGGCACCAATGGCTAGAGCACCATTAAGGGCAAGACTGGCGATTGGTGCGGTGCCGGGCACTGGGCTGAAGGAAGTGGCGGCTTGGATAAGCGGTTCAAGCGAAGTCTTGGGACGCATGATCCCAAGGGCCTCGGCTTCCTCGAGAGTGATGCCTTGAGTGGCGGCGACCTCGTCGAAGGGCACAGGTTCGTAGAGGGTGGACTTTACGGTTTCGCAGCCGGTGAAGAGGCTGAGGGCGAGGAGCAGGGGGCAGAGGGCGAGGATGGATTTCATTATAAGAAGTTTGTAGCTAGAAGTTAGAAGGAACCACCCCGTCACGCGGAGCGTGCCACCCCTCCTCAAACGAGGAGGGGAGCTTTAATAGTGTGGTTAGCTGACGGTGATACGCTTCGCGCTGATGGCGGAGGTGAGCTTGATGTCTTCGGTCCAGTCGACGGCGAGGACGTCGGAGCGGCTGGATTCTTCGCGGTAGGTGCGGACAACGTCCACTCCGCCGCGACGGGTGCGGAAGGTCTTCATGAAGCAGGGATCATACAGCGTGGGCGCGTTGTTGCCGTGGAAGAGATACATCTCGGAGCCGACGATGTTCTTGGCGCTCTTGGTTTTGCCCCACTTGTTCTCGTCGTAGGAGAGCACGCCGACTCGGATATCGAGATCGGGATTGAGCAGGAGCGAAGCGAACTGGTTACGGGTGACGCCGACGGAAGCGGGCGATCACCTGCGGGTTGTGGCGGATCGCCGCCCATGCGGGCAGGCCGATGACGATGCGGTTGGGCATCATGCCGGTATCGGTGGCTAGTGTTTCAATCTGAGCATCGATTTCGGCGATGGGATCGTTGGTGTTGGCGGCTCCGCTCCATGCTCCGATGCCGCCGGTGGCGGCAATGGAACCGGCGACGGCGTTGAAGACTTTGCGCTCGTGCGAGGCGACGGCCGAGGACACTAGCGTGCGGGTCTTGGCCTGCTCCAAGTGGAGCGGGTCGCCCTGCCCTGCTTCGTCGCGCTCGTGGTCGTCGATGGGGATTTCGAGCGCTTGGGGCAAGCAGTTGTAAGTCGGATCGGTGGCCGCGAATTCCAGACGACGCGCGGGACCGCCGACGGCCCGCGAGGTGTCGAGGATCTGGAAGGCGTTCTTATCGGAGAAGTCTTTGTATTGGCCGGTAGCGGCGGGCACGATGACTTCGGGGGCGATGAAATCGGCCAAGGTGGAGCGCAGGTCTTGGGAAAGACCGCGGGCGTAGTTGGTTAAGGTGACATGAAATTTTGAACTGCTCATAATTGAATGGGATCGGTTGGGTGATTGTTAGGATTTTTTTAACCGCTAATGGGCGCTAAACTTACGCTAATGTAATTGGGCGGAAGAGGATGGCTTCGATCAGCTCATCTTCGACGCCTTCTTCGAGCGCTTGGCCGACAAGGATTCGACTACCTGAGCCTGAGTCGGGAGAAACGGTGCCTCCGTTATCGACTTGCAGATCCTCACCCGCTTTGACGGCAGCTGATAGTTTAAGTTTAACCGTGCCCGCGAGCCCACCCGAGCAGATGGCCACGGAGGTTTTTTCACCGCCTGTGCTGCCGACGAGAACGACACCGAAAGGTGGCAGTGATCCAGTCGTAGAATAGACTTCGACCGCACCTACATAACCGTTAGTCTGAATACAAACAATGTATCCTTCCTTTCCAGAAAGGTCACTATTTGGAGGGAATGGGAGAATGGCGTTTTCGCGTGTGAGTTTCATGATAAATGACTGATTATTGATGAGTGATGGGTTAGCGGAAGATGTCAGGTGCCTCGGTTTGGGCTTTGGCGAAGATGGTTTGGAAGTCGGCGCCGGGATGAGCTGCTTGCACTTCGGCGAGCTTCTTTTGTTGAAGGCTCATCTTATCGAGGAGGCCGTTCTTGGGGTCGTCGCCGTCGGTGACTTTCGCTAGGACGGGATTGATCGGCAGGGCTTCGAGGGCTTTGAGCGCAGCGGGCTCGTCGCGGATGAGGGACTCTTGCCAGAAGGTTTTGGTGTCGGCGTTGGGCGCGATACGGCCAGCGGTGACAGCGGCTTCGACGTGGGCGGCGGCGCGAGCTTTGACGGCCTCGGCCTGCTCGGTTTCGAGCTCGGCGATACGGGTCGTCAGCTGGGTGAATTTAGCATCGATGGCCTGAGCGGCGGACTCGTCAGAGGCTTCGACGGAGTCGATGATTTTGAGGGAGTGTAACTTTGCTTTGATCATGTGTTGGAGGGATGAAGGCTGAGACTTGAGACCTGAAGTAGCCGAGCTGGAGCTCGGCTTTCCCGGGTTTTCGCCTTTGGCGAAAAGAGGTTGAATCGTTTTGAAGGCGGCGCGGTTGACGAGGCCACCCATGTTCGTTTCGGAGCCGATGACATGGCCGGCCTCGTCGGGAATGAAGGTCGGGGAAAAGCGGCGAAAGGTCTTTTCCTTCACTGCGGTCTCCCCTGCTCCGCTCCATTCAATCTTGGCGCGGACGCCTCCGGTTATGGGATCGTCGCCAGCCCAATAGAATTCGGTCGGCCAGGCGGCGGCTTCGCGGTCTTCGTGATTGAAGTCGAAGAATGGACGGTCGTCGTTGCCTTCGGTGGCCTTGGTCATCTGGGCCTGCAGAAAGCCGTTGAGCGTTTCGGCGGTCGAAGCATTCACCTTTATGTCTAGTGTGACGGGCTTGCCGTTGCGGGAGGCGTTAATTCGATGCGTGCCGGGGGGCATATACTGAAGTTCTACAGGAACTTCAGTGTTCGAGTTGGCAGTTGCGAGTTCGAGTGCGGTGGATAGGGCCGCTTTAATGGCATCGGGCATAGTCCGAGATTCGGGGCTCGGGATGCGCGATGCGAGCGGCGGAATTCACCGCCTTTAACGGAGTTTCACCATTTGCCACACGGAACCGAAGATTTTAGGCTGGAGTAACATGATGTAGTCCCTAACAAAAGAAGGCATGAATGGAATCTCGGAAACGTGGCTCATACCTATCTGCATTGGACTCGTAACGGGGTGGTTGTCGCAGCCGGTATGGTTGATTCTGTCGGGTTTTGTGCTTCAAATTATAGATGCGTTACCGCTAAATGGAAATTTCATCCCATCAATTAAAGGCAGCTGGAGAAACGAGTTTCGAGAGCCTGACGAAAATGGTAATGTTGTGACGTCATACGAAAATCTTGATTTAAAACAAGTTGGTCGCCTCGTTTGGGGCGTAGGACAACGAGAAGACGGACGAGGCGGACCGTTTCACTACCGCGGAAAGCTTGTCAGAAATACTTTAATTGGACGGTATAGCGTTCCTAAGAGGAAGAGCCCTGTCGGCCTCGGGGCATTTGAATTAAAGGTTAAAGCGAATGAGAAGGAGATGAAGGGATATTGTGTATGGCATGATACTGATTCGGATGAGATTGAAGGCTCTGATTTCACCATGCGCAAAGTATCTCAGTGAAAGGTTACCTGCCCAAGCTATGATTCTGACTTTGCCTCCACCGCAATCTCACAATCACAATTGTGATGGAGCGGTGGCGGGGCCGTCCATCCATCGGGATAGGTGGTGCCGTTGAGCGGGGAACACACGGGGCAATCTCCGGAGGTCCAGACTAGATCGTGGGTTTGGAGGTCGGTAGTGCTTAGGAGATCGGCGAAGTCTTCGCGGGCCTGAGCTTGGCGATCGAGCAAGCTTGCAGTTGATTCGGAAGCCGAATCAATACAGCAAGCTGAGTTGTGAGGAGTTAGTTTTGACTGGTGAGTGGCTGACTCTGACAAAGCGGACGCCTGGGGGCAGGCGTCCCTACCATGCGGATCGAAGAGATCCTCCGAGGGTCCAGGGGCTGGGACTTTGTGGCGGTCGTAGAGCCATTGCTTGGACACTGGCAGGCCCATTTCTTTGAAGAGGAGTTTATCGCGTTCGGCGATTTGGCGGTCTTTTTCGGGGCGGTTGAGTTCGACTTCTAGGAATGGAAGCTCCTCGGAGTTGCCCCAGTTGAGTTCAATGATGCTGGGGATGAGTTGGTTGTTGATCACATCGATCACATAGGCGGCGTAGTTCTCGTAGAGGTCGAGTTCAACTTCGCGGTGGACGTTGCCGAGGGCGTAGCTGCCGGAGTTTCCCTCCTCGCTGGTTAGGGTCTGGCCGAGGAAGAGCAAGTCGCAGGCGCGGTCGGCAAGATACATCAATCGTTCGGTGGGTTCGGACTTTCCGGCCACGCCGGGGGTGTTGCCATTGAGGATCTGCAAGTCGGTGCCTTGGGGGAATGCGCCCCATGCGGCGGTGCCCATGTTGCGGAGCATGTCGGAGATCTGGTCGATCTGCGTTTGCGGAGCGCTGGGGTCGTAGGTGGCCCAGCGTAAGGGAATGCCAAAGAGTTCAGCCTTCTGCGCCATCCACTCCCATCCGAGCATGCGGCCGAGCCAGAGGTGAGCGAGAGAGCGGAGCTGGGCGGTCTCCGCGATGTGACCGGACTTGGCGCGGTAAACGCCGACAAGGAATTTGTGGGGGTATTTTTCAAACTGCCTTGGATTGTTCGGGTCCCTATCTGGGAACAAGCGCAAGGCGTTTGAGTTTGAATATGGGAAAGTGGAAAGGTGGGAAGGTGTTTCAAAACCGAGACAAGTCCATGGAACACGGCGTGTTCCAGCTGGGACGTATTTGCCGTCTTCGAGGGTCCAATCGATTTCGAGGACGGAGACGCCTCGGGCGACGGCGTCGAGGAGTTCGTAAATGGTGGCGTGGAAGTTATGCTGCCCTTCCCAAGTGGCCGCTTTCTGGTTGTGGAGAACGTGCTCCACGAAGGACGCTTTTTCCAATGCGGACGGCGAAGGCTCTTTTCCTTTCTCTGTCCATGGCTGGAGGTTGAACGGTAGTTTACAGACGGCTTTCTTGAGCTTGTTGAGGTTGCCCCGGAGGCGCTCCCAAGTGTCCTCCATCGTGTTGAACAACTCGTTCTGGAGCATGAGGTTGCCCCGGCCTCCTTCGTCGAGGATCCAGCCGAGGGTTTCCGGATCGAAGTCGACGGGAATGGGGGAAAGTTGGAGATCTTTAACGTGAGGCCGTATGACCATGCGAGTCGGTTGCATACGCAGTAGTCTCACGCAAAGGCGCGGTGGCGCAGAGTGCTTAGTTTAACTGGGTTTCACTCTAACAGTAAGGCGAATATTCTCCATAGCGAAGAACCTATATTATTGCACAATTTCAATTTTGAAGAAAGCACTTCCAGCTCCAGTAGCGAGAACCTCATTCATCTCGTATAACCCAGCGCTCTCATCGACCAGGCTAAGATTACCATCACCTATGATTTCATAATTGGATTCAGAATTGACAGAGCGTAGGAATCCGCTGGTCGTCCCATTTGGTGCATATGTCGCTACGGTCTCCCAGTAATATGGCCAGGGGTCGAGTCCGCCCGAAGCCTTGAGGGCGTAAGTAATATCGGTTGCATCCTCTCTGAGATGAAAACCCACTTGAATTCCTCCTGAAGCATCTTCGGCTGATGAAGCCGAAAGCGATGCGACCGATCCATTCGAAGTCGGATCAGCCATAAAAGCGTATTCTAAAAGGTTGTCTGCCCCATCACCGTCAGCGTCACGATTTGGTAACCTCTGATGCAGGCTCCACGTGCCTGGAGTGAAGGCAGTATCCATCCATGCAGAATACTGGGCGCTTAGCATTGTATAACTCTCCTCCCACCAATACGGACTAGGCTCAGGAAATCCAGTGGCACCTTCAAAATAATAAGCCCTTGAAGGCGAGATCCCAGGATACTCAAGAGTGGGCGCATCACCCATGAAAATAATCACAACCTGACTGCATCCGTCGAAAGCTTGTGGTCCGATCATACTGACGCTTGCAGGGATGACAACCTCCTCAAGACCTCGACAGAAGTAAAACACCTCCCTTTCGATTGTAGTAACTCCCTCAGGGAGCACTACGCTAGTAAGATTCTGACTAAGTGAAAAAGAATGTATTCCCAAGGTCACAACACCTGAAGGAACGGCGTAAGCTCCGGATCGCCCCTTAGGAAAAATCAAAAGCGTTGTTTCACTTTTATTGAATACGACCCCAGAAATACTTGCATAAGTAGTATTTGAAGGATGCACAAATATGTTTTGTAACTCATTGCAGTATCTAAACGAATAATAGTAATCAATCGTCGAAACGGCGGCAGGGATGGTATAATCTCCAACCTTTCTCGCAGGACACATTATCAATTCCGTATGATCCTTGTTAAATAGAACACCGTCCACGCTAGTGTAATTCGGGTTACCCGAATTGACTGAAAAAGAAGTTATCCCCGTGCATCCCTGGAAGCTGCTGGCACCGTAGATATCGACAACACTTGCCGCTATTGATATAGTCTCAAGAGCAGTGCAACCATAGAATGACCAGTGCCCGATACGGGTGACACTGTTCGGAATATCTACATTTACCAAGCTTTCACACCCTGAAAACAGAGAATCGCTTATTTCAGTAATACCGAATGGGATCGTAATTTCGGTCAGACCTTTACAGCCAGCAAATGACGCTTCAGGAAGATTGGAAATACCATCTGGGATTACATATGCGCCAGACCTCGCAGTAGGATACTTAAGTAGCATAGTCTGATTCTTATTAAAAAGAACCCCATTTACACTAGAGAATCCGGAATTCGCTGGACTTACATCAATCGATTGAAGCTGCTTGCAGTTCCAAAAAGCTTCATTTGCAATTTCTAGGACTGTTGAAGGAATATAGATCGACGTAAGGCCAGAACCACCAAATACGTCACCACCTGAAACCCCGATGCTCTCAAGCCCCTCGGGTAAGGAAATTTCCTCAAGCAATGTGCAGTCACCAAATGCAGACGTCCCAATGGCGCGAACAGTTGACGCAATATTAACCTCTGAAAGCTTCCGACAATAATCAAACGCATAGCTGGGTATCGCCGTTATTCCCGAGGCGAAGGTAGCGCTGACTAAATTGTCACAGCTAGAAAATACTCGACTACCCAAACTCTCCACACTGCCCGGGATAGTAATATCCGTAAGCGAGTCGCAATCTGAAAAAGCATTGTTTTTAATCACGCGAATCCCAGAGCTCAGAGTCAGATTGCCTAGGTTCTTACAGCCAGAGAATGCAGCTTCTTTAATCGTATCGACATTCCCGGGGACGATAATGTTATCTAATAAATCGCATCCGTAGAATGCGTATCGCCCAATAGTATTAAGACTTGCGGGCATCGTCACGCGGGTCAGAAGGTCGCTATCAGAAAAAGCGAAATATTCAATTACTTGAACCGAACTCGGTATCACGTATTCACCCGCCTTACCATGAGGATACTCTATTAGAATTGTTTTACCCTTATCAAACAAGACTCCATCCTCGCTGGCATACTGCTGGTTACCTCCAGCCACATTGATAGCCAGCAGTTCAGCACAGTCTTCAAATGGCGCGACACCGATCGAGGATACAGACGCAGGTATATCGACCGAATCGATATACTTACATGCAAAGAATGCGTTCACCTTTATCCCAGCAACTGGCATTCCTTCTATACTTGAAGGAATGATCACACTGCCGTCGGCATCAGTGTTGCAGTCACTGATAGTCACCTCCCCTCCAGCCACTGTATAGCTGAGCGTTATATTAGTTCCAGAAATACTGAATGTCGCCGCATTCAAAGCATTGATGCCAGTGAATGCAAAAAGCAGACACAAGAGAAAGCACCTACGAATCCAATTATTTGAAGTATTTTTGTATTCCATGAATACCTGCCTAAAGTTATCGGACGTGAGCAAAGCACACTGGAAATTAATTTACAAACTTAATCTAAGTGTTTAACTCCAAGCCCTCGAAAACCGCGTCCGCATTGGGCGGTGCCTCCTCCTATTCTCCCCTACTCTGGCCGGAGCTTGCTCGGAAATACCCAATCCCTCGGGGCATTTCTCTGCTGCGTGCATCGCTAGTGCTAAAGCAGTCGCTCTGTCTGCGTGACCGTCCTTGGTTCGTGCGGCGATGAATTTGACTAAGCCCTGCGGGGTGACGATGCGCTGGATACTGGCGAGATCGTCGCGGAGTTTGGCATCATTGGGGATGCGGACTTTCTGTGACTGAAAGGCTTTCTTGGCGCGGCTGAATAGCTCGCGCTTGCGCTCGTTGGTGAAGTTGACGGCTTCTAGCTTGTAATCGCCTAGCCTGCGGGCGAGGTGTTCGGAGATGGGGCCGCCCATACCGGTTGAGTCGATTGCGATGTATCGGGCGCGGGCGACGCGTTCGGCGAGGATGGCTTCTTGCTCGGGGAATGGGGTGTTTTCGAGGACGAGGATTTCGCGGGTCCAGAGGATGCCGTTGACGCGTTCGAGCGTCCAAGCGACGGTGAGGTCTTTGCGACGGCCGATGTCGATGCCAACGAATAGCGGGTTGGGTGTTCTTGTTTCCCATGGGCCGAAGGATGCAGCGGGGTCTTCGACGGTGCGGATCAGATCCATCGGGAAGACTTGGGCGGCGTGTTCCATGAACTGACACTCGAACTCTTGGGCCCAGCCGTCGGGATCGGCGAGGTTGCTCTTGAGCTCCTCGATGTCGAGGCCAAGGCCTTGGTCAACGGCGTCGTAAACGCTGGTCTTGTGTCGTTTGAAATCGGATGCTTCGTTCCACAACTCGTAGAACTTGTTGTTCATCCCTGCCGGTGTGGAGATGACACGCAGCTTCAACTGTCCTCGCAGTGGGTTGGTGATGATGGGATAGACGGCTCTCCATATCTCCTCGGGGTTTTCATGGAAGGCGAACTCGTCGAGCACTAGGTTGGCCGAGTAACCGCGGGCGGTCGAAGCATTGGCTGGGAGTGCTAGGATGCGGGCACCATTAGGAAAGCGAATCTGTGAAGCTTTGGTTTCGGGGCGGTAAGGTTTGCCGGTCTTTTGTTCGATACCGTCGCAGAATATTTGCCCTACCCGATGGACTTTTTCCATGAACTCGAGGGCTTGGCGCTCACCGGCAGAGAGAATGATCCAGTCGGAGCCGGTAGCGATGGCGTCGGCGACGACTTCGAAGGCGGCGGCAAGGGAGCCGCCGATTTGGCGGGACTTGAGCCAGATCTTGAAGCGCGAGCTATCCAATACCCAGTCACGTTGATACGGGAGTAACAAATCGAATGGGGATGGTGGCTGACTCTGACGCATTTTTTTAACCGCTAATTTCCGCTAATGGGACGCTAATTTTTCTGTGACACTGAGGGGCCGATCAGGAGATCGGCGTTCCCGGGGGATCGGGAGCTGCGCCTAGGCGTTGTCTCCATTCGGCGAGGACTTCTTTTTCCTCCTTATTGGAGACGCTGACGTTGTTCTGAATTAAGGTCTGGGGCTTCTCGGCGAAGACCTCGGGCTTGAGGGACTTGAGCATGAAGATCAGGCAGGCGTCGGAATAGCGGCGCTTGTTGCCGCAGTGGTTGCCTTTGATGTCGAAAACGGGCTCCTCCCAGCCTTCGATGCCTCGGCGGGCGAGTTCGGCCTCGGCCTCTTCGATACGCTTGGCGTTGCGAACTTTGTCACGCTGGAGTTGGGCTTCTTTGAATCGTGTGGCAAGTTCGGGGCGGCGCTGGAGCTCGACGTAGAAATGAGTTTTACTGATACCCTCTTTCTCGATGGCGGGATGAGTGTCGCTGCCTTGTATTAGGTTTTTAACTACGCGTTCGAAGAGCGCGCTGGAAAACTTGCGACGAGCGAGGGGCTTGGCTTTTGACGGAGTGGACACGTTCAAGACTCGTGCCAGCTGTGACGCTGAACAAGGTGTGGAGTTCACTTCGATTAACCGTGTTTCACGATATAGGCGCGGGCGCGGACGGATCGGACGGATAAAAAACGCGCGTAAGGCTTGCGGGGCGATGAACGGTGGAAGGTTGGTTTGATTGGAAAAGTGCCTTCGGCCGGATGGGAACCTTCCACCTCGGGCCGACATGCCGTGTGTGCCTCCTTTCCGGCGGCGGTCACGTAGCGGACTACGCTCGCTTGCCGGGCAGTCGTTAAGCACGACACCTCGACTCCGTCAGCACCCCGCAAGGGAGCGCGGGGGCTAGGCCCGCTTATGGGTGGCTCGTGGAGCGAGCCATAGGCTCTTAATAAATCGGCGCTGGGCGCGCCGCTCTGCTAGGGCACTCTAGTGCCCGCGATGAGCTACGCGGAGCGAGCGAAAGCGCGGGGCACCGCGCCGCCGGGAGGCGGGGGGAAGGCCCCCCTTCTACTCAAATGGGGGGCCGCCTGGAGAATCGGAGACGGCGCAGGCGCGAAGCGACGGAAGCGGGCTGCGGTGCTTCACCGCCACGGGCATGGTTCGATTCCACGGGCATCCCGGGAGGGGGCCGGGGGACACACTGTAGCCCCCGAGCGCAAGGAGCCTAAGCGACTGGAGTGAGATGAGCGTGAGCGAATGCAGGGGCGTTTGCGGTGGACTGGTGCCCGAGGCGATCCCGGGGGCTGGAGCGTCACAATCTCTCTTATGTCCAATGAGCGTGAGCGTCTGCTAGGAATACGACGCAGTGTTGGACATAAGGCGAGATTGTGCGCATAAGCCGTGGGCCCCGGGTCGCCTCGGGCTTTGGGGTGTTGACGAGGATCCGAACAGGATCCGAAGCTGGCTTTGCGTAGCGACCGCAGCTCTGTGGGAGCGGAGGACGGGCTGTGTAGCGCGCCGGGGGCGCGAGTGAAAGTGAGGGTGGAAGTTAAAGTGGGCTGAGAATGTTAGAACGGCTTGGATATGAGCGCGTAGCAGAACGGAGGGAGCGAGCTCTGTGCGAAGGGAGCGGAGCGTGGTGGGTTGGTGAGCGTGTGCCGGCGCTGGATTGAAAGGATGTGTAGCGCGGGGCGGTCGCAGTGAGCGAGGCACGAGAGAGCGGAGGCCGGCTGGCGCGGGTGGCGTTCGTTGCGGGAGCCGTGCGCCCCGAAGTGAGGAACGAACGCAGCAGGCGCTCGGCGGTTGGTTGGCGCTCTGGCGAGTTGGATTGTCAACCGAATGTAGCCCTCGGTGGCGATCGGTCGGAGTGGAGACGAAGTGCAGCGATGGGCACGGAGTCCAGGCGGGAGCGAAGGCGGCATCCATCGGAGGAAGCGAAACAGCCGGAACGCGATCAGCGGAGGCGGTGGAGCCACTGGCGCGGTATGGGCTTTGCCGATAGCGTGACAGGGGCTCGTCCGCCGGAGCCGCGTGGAGGGTGTTGAGCGCCGATGGTGGCCGCCGCAGCGGGAGCCGGGACGGAGGGCGCTCGCGGAACGGCGACGGAGCGGAGAACGGGCGACAGCGTGGGCGGATGGCGTTCGTTGCGGTAGCGATCGGAACGGTGCTGCCGTCGGGAGCTTTGGCGACTAGAGGCAGGTGCGTGGAGGGAGCGGGGCTGCGATGGCCGGGCGGGTCGATTGGAAGCTGTGGGAGTGCTCGGTGAGGACCGACGAAGGAGACCGCAAGCGTGCACGGCAGGAGACCGAGCGGCCACGCCCTACCCCTTAACTGACTGAGTTGTCCTAATCCGTGGCAATGTCGGAGAGCCCTGCTCAGCTCGTAGACATTGTGAGCAGGTGCACGGCACGGGCAGCTGTTCAAACGGATTGGAAACAACTGGCTAGCTTACTCGAAAAAGTCCGACCTGGGGGGCATGGGGGAAGTTTGCTTCCCAGCACTGAGGGGGACCCATCGTCGACACACTCATTTTTGATTTTGAAAACGAGTGGCAGGGAGAGGCAGCTAGGTGCATGAGATCCCCGGCCTCCTTCGTCGAGGATCCAGCCGAGGGTCTCGGGATCGAAGTCGATCGGGATCGGCGACAGTTGGTTGTCGCGGGGGTGTGGGTGGATGATGGTGCGTTGGACTCCCATAGTGGAAACGGCCTCAGCGGATAGAGGCGAAAAGATTGAAGGATTCGTATCTTGGCTATCGCCAGCGAAGGACGCCTCTATCCTCGGAGCTCCATGCCGAGTGTGCCTCCTTCCGGCCTGCAGTCACGTATGCCAATACGCTCCCTTGGCTATCAGTCGTTAAGCTCGACAGCATCACCCCGTGAGACCGTTTCCAAAAGAAAAGCCACGCGGATTAGACGTGGCTTGATTTGTAGCGCAGAGAAGCTGAGGCGCAAAGGAGGGAGTTTAACTGGGTTTCACTATTCAGGCATTCTGATTAACTTGATTCCTATTCAAGAATCTTATCCAATCGAGGTTGG